CCGTCGCAGAGGCCGCCCCCCGACAGCCCGTCGCAGAGGCCGCCCCCTGATCGCCCGTCGCAGAGGCCGCACCCCCATAGCCCGTCGCATGCTTATCCGGAGACCCTTTCGCCTTTTTGATCTTTTCGTCGAAACCGATGGTGTTCTTGACCCAAGCGATCTGTGCTTCGACGAGGCCGGGAATCCCGATTTCAGCGCCGATTTTTATCGTTTTCGCGCAAACCTTGCTATCATTGCTTTTCTCGTCGCACACTTCGTCCAGTTCTACCATCCGGTAGATGCTTCCATCGCCCGGCAGATAGTATCCAAGCACATCCAGCGGCATTGTGCAGGCGTGCGCTCCCTCTTTGCAAAGAACCGCCCCGGGCATGTGATAGGTTTTGCCCTCCTCGTACTGGAAGCCTCTGCACTTCATGTCTTTGTCAAAGCCCTTGTAGGCGATAATTGGTTCGCTCATGTGTTTTCCTCCATTTTCTCCAGCACCTCCCGCAGCTTGTCCTTCCCCGCTGCGGCAATCACTGCAGCCGCCGTTTCATAGCTGATCTCCGGCGCATCCAGCCCCAGCAGCCATGCCACGGATACATTCAGTGCCTTTCCCACCGCCTTTGCAAGGTTCAGGCTCATTCTCGCCCGCCCCTGCTCCACATTGGCAATGGTTGACTGCTCATAATAGCACCGAGCCGCCAGCCTGCTCTGGCCTAGCCCCGCCGCCTTCCGCGCCGCAATCAACCTTTTCGCAGATGTCATGTCCTCTGCTTTTTTCATTCTTTCTCCCTTCGCACCAAGCCGGTGCCTGACATATTTCCGCGTCCCGGTATCCCTCGGGGTAAACGCTCACCACGCGCCCGCGCACCCCGCGCAGCCCGCGCCGGGTGCATTTTAAGAGGCAGCCGCCCCGATGGTCGGTTTCCTCAATCGCTGCTCCGCACTCTGCGCAGTTCATCCTTGCATTCCTCCAGTGCCCTTGTTAGCCGGTCGATCTCCTTCGAGGCCGCCAGCATCAGGCTCAGCACGCCGCCGCAGGTCGGGTACGCCTCGCATTCGCTGCACCGCTTCGCCCCCGCGCACTCGATCAGCATCCGGGAAAGATCACCCATTCTTCAGCCACCCGACCTTCCGCATCACCAGCAGCGCCCCCGCAAATGGAAAAGCCGCCGTCCATACGGGAGCCGCCGTCACGCACACCGCCATCACGACCACCAGCGCAATCACCATCAGAAATGCGCCCAACTCCCGCTTTTCCTTCCGTGCCTTCGCCCGCTCTGCCCGCAGCGTCCGTTCCGCCCGCTGCGCCCGCGCTTCCGCTGCTTCTCTTGCCGCGCGGTTTTTCCGCGCGTCCACTCTGTACGCCAAACGGCGAAGCTCCAGATCCTCCGCTTCGCCGTTGTAAAGAATGATTTCCTGCATCGTTATGTCCTCCTCACAGATAATTTTTCCCGTATTCCCGCCGGAAGTCGTCCGTGCTGGCCTCGTTGTCGTACATCCACTTGCGCTCTCCGTACTTCTTTATCTCCAGCGCCGTCTCGGCGCATTGATGCGCCGCCCTCGGGCCGTTGCGGTGGCAGCTCTCGCCGCACAGCAGCACCACCAGCCCGTCCCGCTCCGATTTGTCGCGGTTCGACCCGCCAAAGATGTGGTGGCGCTCCACCGCGCCCACCTTTCCGCATAACCAGCACTTTCCGTACATTGTCTTTCCTCCTAAATTGCCCCGATCAGCCGCAGCAGAGCGTCCCTCCCCTCCTGCGTGCTGCACAGGTTCACACTTTTTACCAGTCCCCGGAGTTCCCCCACCGTCATTGTGGTTGGATCCTCACGTCTGCGGTAGTACGTTCCCCGCGTCATATGGCTCTCGTGCAGCAGCCGGTCCACGCCGACCTCTGCGTATTGCCGCGCAGCGTCCAGCCGCTTCACAAATTCCTGCTCCACGCTGACCTTTGGCTTGCACCACGTTACCTTTGGCACTTCTCTTTCCTCCCTTCGTTGACTTCCCTCCCGCCGCGTTTTGCTTTCTTCTCGTGGCTCACACCTGCTCTAAGAAAATATCGTTCATCTGCTCCGGAGAAAGGCCCAGCAGATCGCGTAATTTCGCGATTTCGGACACCTTGAATTCATGCTTATTGTTGATCTTGCCACTCAGCGTCCCCTGGCAGATTCCCAGAGCCTCGGCGGCTTTCTCCTGCGTGAGGCCACGGCGCAGCATTGCGACCTTGAGTTCTACCGTTTTTACCACCTTCGCCCGCTCCTTCCTTATGCACTCTTTCGCATCTGCGCCACGGCAACCATTCCGTCGGCGTAGGCCGTCAGCACAGTCCATTCCTCTGCGGTCAGCTTCTCTGCCAGCTCAAAGAGCTTTGCAAGCATGCTCATTCTTTCCTCGGTCATTTCTCTCACTTCCTTTCGTTGACATTCCCTCCCGCCGCGTGCTATACTCACGAAAAAGGAGGTTTTTCCATGCTCAATTTTCTTTCCGGCTTTCTCGGCGCGTTGATCGGCGCGTTGGCAACCTTCTATGCCTGCGTCACATCCTCTCGCACGCAGCAGCACTCCGACCGCATCAACCATCTTTCTCTTTCCCTGTCGGATTTCTTCACCGCCTTTAGCGTCTATCAGGGAGACCCGACCGAGGCGAATTATTTTGTCCTGGTTTCCACCGTCGAGCGTGTCCGGCTTTTTTGCTCGGAATCGCTTCTTCCTGCCGTGGATGCTTTCCGCTCCAAGGTTCTGAACCGTTCCACCCCGCAGGAAGAACTCGGCCGGGCTTACCGTGTCATTGCCAGCCTAGCGCGGCAAGAAGTTAATGCACCAGAAAAACGCCGCAATCGCCGCCAGTAACGCAGCCTCCATCACAATGAATTTGATCCTCGCCTTTTTTTCTTCCCGTTTCCTCTCCGCTCTCATCGCGTCGGAAATTTCCGTCAATGCTTTCAGCGTCGCCTCGTCGTTCAGCCGTTTTTCTTCCTCGCTGAACTCAGTAATGTACGACTTCTTATCTTTGTCCATTTCCTCCCCCTCCTATCGCGTTTCGCTTTCCGCTTAACTATTTACGTTATCAGTATAGCGTGTCTAGATAAATTTGTCAATAGGTTTTCAAAAAAATATTGACTTCCGTTAAAATTGTTGCTATACTCAATATGCAAGGAGGTGAGAACCCCATGAACGAACGTATCAAGCAACTGCGCAAGCATCTCGGCCTTAATCAAACGGAGTTCGGCGCTCGCATCGGCGTGAAGCAAACAACCATTGCCGGATATGAGCGCGGCGCAAGCACTCCTCTCGACGCAGTTGTTTCAGCAATCTGCCGCGAGTTCAACGTCAGTGAGCGCTGGCTGCGTGAGGGCGAGGGCGAGATGTTCCTCCCGCAGGACGATGCCGACGAGCTGATGGCCTTGGCCGGTCGCTTCCTCGGCAGCAATCCGACCGAGACGCAGATGCGGTTTGCCCGCGCTGTGTTCACCATGACCCCGCAGGAGCTTGAACTTATCACGCGCAAAGCCCGCGAACTTCTCGGTGAAACAAAAAAAGAGGACTGACAGCACCCGCTGCCAGTCCTCTTTTTCGCCCTTTTCATTCTTCCTCCCCGCCCGCTGCAAGGAATGCCAGGATAAACCAGTATAGCCGCCTTAGTTGTCCCGCCGTCGCTGTCTCGATCAACCTCCGAATCTCTGCCGCATAGTTCATCTTTCCGCTCCTTCCGACATTTTTGTAGTGTTAACTAAAATATTGCTTGACATTTTTCTTCCCACGCGGTAATATAAAAGTGTCACATATGGTATTTATGTGTATATAGGATGGTGCTTGTCTTGACTGTCCCCGTAATTTCCTTTATGGCCACACTCGGTTTTGGCTTTGCTTTTCTGCTTGCAAGGGATCAAGGAAGTCCTTTTGATGCTCGTCCACCTCTCCCTAAAAGCTGCAAAATCTTTCGTTTCTTTTCTATCCTATCTCTTCTCGTTTTTTTCTTTTCATCTCTTTATGTCGCTTACAACGATGGATACGAGTTGGCATTAACCTCTGTTTCTCCTGCTGCATATAACACCGGCAACACTACGCCAGACGAAATAGCCGATTTCTATACCGACCGTTCCAATTTCTGCTATGTCTGCAATATTTGCAGAATTGATGATGATGGCGAAGATCTTGCGGATTATGACTATAGCAGCCTGATCAAAATTTCCGGTGTTAAAATATGGTTGTGTCACGACTGTTCCAAAGCTGAAACCGTCGATGTTTCTGTCAATGGTGTTGCATATACCGTCATCCCCGGAACTGACCAATACTATGATATTCGTGAGTTTCTTTCAGAGCGCTCGAATTTTTGTGAAATCTGTCATTCCTGTCGTTATAGCCTTGAATATGGCGAATGGGTAGAGCGAGAAGATGGCTATGCAGATTCGTTCCTGCATGTAAAATTCTGGATATGTCCCGACTGTTGTTCCCGCAATTCTTTCGACATCTGCGTTGACGGGGTTTCCTGCACACTCGTTCGTGACGAAGATGATATCGGTGGAGTTTCCTACATACACATTTATGACAAGGATTATTAGAAAAGAGGCGCATCAAAATGAGATTCTTTTCTTCTCGGATTCTTCGCATCGTTTCTCTGTTTCTTGCCGTTGTCTTTCTTTTCTTATGTTTGGCCTCTTGTTCCACTAAACCCAAATCAACGGGAGCAGCATCCCGCCCCACAACATCGGCCAGGACTTCCACGATGAAAGCACCCAAGCCGGAGGAACATTGCTATATTGGCAACAAGTCCACTAAAAAGGTACATGATTCTGAGTGCAGTTATCTTCCAGAAGAAAGAAACCGCGTCTATTTTGACGATCTTGACGAAGCGCTCGACGACGGCTACGAGCCTTGCAAGAAATGCCACCCGTCTTAATTCACCAGTCTTGTCTGATTCTCCTTCGGCCCCGTTCCCACGTCGGCCACGCAGGAGAACAGCAGCGGTGCACCCTCGATATAGTCCACCGAGAAGCTGTGCAGCCGTTTTAATTCCGCCCCGTCTATAATCACGCTGACCTTTCCGTTTTCGGAAATAATGTGGATAGATTGCATGGTGCGCCCTCCCCAATATTGTAGTTATTCTGTTTTGACGAGCCGTGCCGGTTGTACCAGAACCGACACGGCTCTATCGCAGATACCCGCAAATCGCTTCATCTGCTGCACCTCTATCGTAGCAGGAATGCCGGAGTTTGTCCACGCGCAGTTCTGCTTTTCCCGCGCAGCCGCTGCAAAAACAGCCTGCAGCCGCTGCGAAATCCGCACAAGCACGAAAGGAGCCGTGAGAAATGACCGCATATCAGAAGCTGTACCCCAAATTTGAATCCTACCCCGAGGCCGTCCGTCAGGCAAAGCGTCTCAAGGGTCTCACCATCGACGCGCTGGTCGAATCGGCCGGCGTTTCCTATTCCTCCGTGTCCCGCCTCTGCGACGGCACGCAGCTCGATCCCAAGCTCTATAATTCCGTTGCCCTCTGCAAAGTCCTCGGTCTTTCCATGGATGAGATTTTCGGTCTATCCGCGTCCGAGGCCAGCGTCGAGGAATTGCAGGCGAAGCTCCACGCCGCCGAACTGGAAAACGCCCACCTTGCCGAGGAAAACAAGCGTCTGCACGAGGTCAACTGCCTCCGCGCCGAGCAGCTTGCCGCCCGCGCCCCCGTTATCTATATTCTTCTCTTTGCCTGCGCGCTCCAGTCCTGCGCCTTGATCTTTTATCTGTTCGTCGATGCGCAGATCAAGGATGCCGGCCTCATCCGCTTCGGCGATGTCGGCCTTGTCGCGTGGCTTCTGATCTTCCTTGTCCTCTCCGCAACTTCCGCCTGCGTCTGGGCGACCATGCGCTTCGCCCGTAAATTCAGCAAAAAGGAGCGCTGACCATGTACATCCCCGAGCCGAAAGAAACCCCCTCCGGCTGGCGCATCCAGCTTCGCATCAACGGCCAGTCTATCCCCGTGCTTGCCGACACGCCCAAGGAGTGCAAGCGTCAGGCCGCCCTTATCAAGGCGCAGGCGCAAGCCGTCGGAAAGCCCGTCAAAAAATGCGACCTCACCCTCTCTCAGGCCATTGATGCCTATATCGCCGAGCGCAGTAACACGCTTTCCCCCTCTACCGTTCGCGGCTATCGCATCATCCAGCGCACACGCTTCCAGTCCACTATGCCGCGCGTGCTCTCCCGCATCAGCCCCTCCGAATGGCGCGGCATCGTCAATGACGAGCTGGGTATTGTCTCCCGAAAGACCGTCAAAAACGCATGGGCTTTCATCAAGTCCGTCTTATCTGCGCAGGGCATCGACGTTGACAATGCAGTCAAGGTCTCGCAGCCCCGAAAAAAGCGCGACGCGAACTGGCTGGAGCCGGACGAAATCAAGAAATTTGTCGCCGCTGCCGCAGACGATCCGCTCTGCGTTCCCATGCTTCTGGCCCTTATGTCCATGCGCATCTCCGAGATCGATGCGCTCCGCTGGGAGAACATCGACCCTCACGCCGATTTTATCCACACCACCGGCGCACGCATCCGCAACGAGAATAACGAGTATGTCCTCAAAGCCGAGCAAAAGAACCTGGAATCCGACCGAAACGTTCCCCTGCTGATTCCCGAGCTTCGCGCGGCCATCCTCCGTGACTGGAATCCGGAGGGCAAGGTTCTTTCCGTTTGCCAGACAACCCTTCGCTGCGCGGTCGAGCGCACCTGTGCGCGTGCCGGTGTCAAGCGCGTCACCGTTCACCAGCTCCGTCACAGTTTCGCCTCCCTTTCCGCCCATCTCCGCATCCCCGCCGAAATTTCCATGGAGATCGGCGGCTGGAACAACGACAAAATCATGAAAGAGATTTACACCCACATTGCCCGCTCCGACATTGAGCGCTATAAAAACGAGATGTGGAACTTCTACAACAGCACACCCGCCGCACCGCCCGAAAACGCATAAGCATTTTCATAAGCATTTACTGTTCCCGAACCCGATATTTTCTTTCCCGTTCCCTGTTATTTCACTCCCATATCTGGAACTTCCAAAGCCCCGTTTCCCCTTGCAAATACAAGAAAAGCCCTGCAAACGTACTGTTTGCAGGGCTTCCCTATTTGGTGCCGGTGGCGGGGGTCGAACCCCACCTATGTACTCATAAAATCCAGTATTATCAATGCTTTTCTGGCGATACAAGCAATTTCATAAGCATTTACTCTCTCCCAATGCTCTCCAAGCACCGGCGAATCGCATCTCTCGACGCATCGTCCTCAGCGCAGCGCATCAGCTCTTCGAGCTTTTCCTTCATGTCTGCGCCTCGGCTATAATGCCCGCGTACATAATGCGCACCGCTTCGCCCGTTGGAGCTTCCGCGCCCGTAGCTTCCGCGCATGTCGGCCTGCCATTCGCCGTCTCGGCTGTATCCCTCGCGGCTATAGCCATTTTCGGAGCGTCCCTCGCGCATCATGATCTTGTCGATGTTCTTGATCGTGCTTGCCAGCTTGTGCAGCACGTCCAGATCGCCCGCGCTCAGATTCTCCTTGCGGGAATACCGTTCCAGTTCCTCGCAGAGCTTTTCTCTCAGTTCGTACATTGTCCTTCCCCCTTTCAGGAAATCCGGTCAACGGTCATGTTGGAGTTTGCAAAGCTGACCGCCTGTGCGCTGGTGTTCTCCATCGCCACGCTCACGCAGCATCCCTTCGGCACCTCCACAATCGCGCTGACGTAGATGTTGAAATAGTTCTCCACCGCCGCCGGCGTGACGGTCGCCGTCGCACTGTTCAGCGCCTCGCCGTTGATTGCCAGCGCCGTCGTAATCGCTCCCACTGCGCCCCCGGTCGGAATCGCGATGTTCGCACCGAAGGACACTTTGAATCTCGCCTTGCACTGCTGGGTCAGTCCCCGCAGCGTCACGATCCCCGCGCCCTCTCTGTGAACGATGCACGGCTTACCGGTGACCGCCGTTTCCGTCAGCGGCACATTCTGCCCTGCCGGTACCGTCACAATGCTTGTATTTACAAATTCTGCCATTCTTGTTTCTCCTTTCAAAAAACTACGGCGGGACGATTGCCCCGCCGCGTCGCGTCAGTATCCGCATGGGGCGGACCATTTTCGTGAGTTCACGAAAAAGCTGAAATGTTTGGTTGTCAGTTGCAGTTGCAGTTGCCGCAGCCCGCGTACTGGAACGGTGCCGGAACGCTGAAGGCCGGAACCGGTCGCGGATTGTTGAGCGCAAACTGGTTGCCGATGTAGCTCTTGAGGCCGTCCGTCTGCACCGCCTGCGAGGCCGCAAGCTGATAGCCGAACAGAAGCTGATTCTGCTCTGCGATCTTCGCGTCCTTCGCGGCCATCTCCTGCGCGGTCAAGCGCTGCTCGATGCTGCGCATTCCGCAGTTAAATGCGTCGATGATGTCGCGGGTGTTGTTCTGCATCAGGTTGCGCGTCTGGCAGTCCTGCGTCGCCATGTCGTAGCGCACCTGTGCGATGGCCTCGCGGTTTTCGCAGCAGCAGTTGGAAATCTGCTGCTGCAGCGCAAAGAGCTGCTGCATGAACTGCATCTGCGCGTTGCACCGTGCCAGCTCTGCGGCCGAGAAGCCGTCCTTGATGCTGTTGTTCAGCGCGAAGGTGCTGTCGCAGATCCCGTTGTTGATGCCGTCGAGCTTGCGCTCGATGTTTGCAAAGTCGGAAGCCAGCACATAGCCGTCCGAAACGCCGCCGTTTCCGCCGAAGCCGTTGCGGCCCCAGCCGAACAGGAACAGCACGATGATCCAGATCCAGCTGTCTCCGAACATTCCGCCGCCGTATCCGTTATAGGCCGGCTGCACAGGCATCGTCACCATGGGGTTTCCTTCCTGAAAAGACATTTCGCTTTTTCTCCTTTCTCAAGTATTTATATCAATTCGTGGCCACGAGATTGATCTCACAAAAAAGCCCGGAACTGCTGCGCCATTTCCTGAAGCTGGTCAAGCTGCTGCTGATTGATTTTCCCGGACTGCACCAGCTTCATGACCTCCGCTTTCGGGTCTCCCTGAAAACTCGCCTGAAACTGTCGGAAATCCTGCACCATCTTCTGAAACTGTCCCATCTGGCCGCCCATACGATTCCCGCCGAGCTGCTGAAACAAGCTATTGCTCATCCCGCTTTCCCTCCATCAGCGCCGATATTCTCTCCTCCAGCGCCTTCAATTCTTCCCGTGTCGCGTATTCCTCCGGCTTTTTCTTCGGCTGCTCGTTTCTCTCCGTGTAGTCGAAGATTCTGAGCGGCATCGGCATTCCGCTCTGATCTGTCGATTTGATGTAGAACGAATGCTTCTCACTGTCCATCAGCAGCACGGAGTTCCCCGCCGCCACCATATAGGCTTTTGCTCCTTCTTCGCCCTGCACCCAGATCACGCCGTTTTGCGTCGTCGCCTGCTGCGTCGGCTGGTATTGCTGCCGCATCTGCATCAGATTGTCCTGCATCGGTGCAGGATAGTACGGATTTCCATAGTAGGGGTATGGCATTTTAATTGCTCCTTTCCTTTTCCCAGAAGTAGATCGGCGTTTCGCCGCTGGAATCCCAGCTATCAAACAGCTTTCCGTCCTCCACGCACACCGCGTGGCCGGACAGCGCCAGAATGAACGTCCCCGTCGGGTGCTCCTGCGCAAAATCCGCTACCGTGTAGCACTCCGGGCAGTCCTCCCGCACAAGGCTGCGCCGGAATCCTTGCTTCTTCAGGTACGCGCCCCACACGGCATTGCTTGACGGCATGTCCGCTGCCAGATTCCCCTCGATGCAAAGTCCCCAGTAAACGCTGTCCCAGTCCTTGCCGGTCGCCTTGGCGATTGCCCGCACCGTGCAGTCTCCGACCGCTTTCCCCCTCGGATTCGGCTGAAAATACGAATATGCCATACTGAACACCTCTTTTCTGTGTCCAGTATGGCATATTTCCGTTTTCGTTGTGGGTCACTTAGGGGTCATTTAGGGGTCACTTGCGGGTCAACTCCACGGCATCATCCACCAGTCATAGCTTTTATACTCCTGCTCCATGATCCAGTCCTTCTGTTCTGCGGTCAGGCTCAGGCTGTCGATCAATTCAATGACCTTTTCCTTCCTGCTGCCGGAGATCGCCTTGCCGTTCTCGTCCTTGTCGGATTCCAGCTTCCCGACGGCCATGCGGAACTCTGCATATGCTTTCGCCGGGATTCCTTCCTCCTGCGCCTCCTTGAACTTCTTTGCGTCCCCTTCGCCGGTGTAGACCGCGCCCAGCGCTGCATACGCCTCCTTATCTGAAAGGCCGGACTGCATAATGGCCTGTGCCTTGAACGTCTGGTTCAGGTCATTCTCTCCCGCGAGAGCGCGTGCCTTCTTTTCGACCTTCAGTGCATTGTTTTTGCTCACGCCCGCTGCGGTCATTTTGTTGTAGAAGCTCGCGGACTGCGGCACAAGCGCCTCGTTGATCGCCTCGCGGTTCTTCCCGGAATACTTCTTCCCGTCCAGCCAGTTTGCAAACTCCGCTGCCCACTCGCTGGCCTTGGCTCCCGCGCTCACCTCGCCGCGCTTGTCGAGGATCTCGGAAATATCCTTCCACTTCATTCCGGCGTCGATCAGCTTGTCGATCGCATCGTCGTTGTAGTGGCTGACCATTTCGCCGTAGATGCTCGCCTTCTGCCGGTCTGTCAGACCCTCCTGCGCCGCAAGCTCGGCGCGTGCCGCCTTGCGTCTGGCCTCCTTCGCCTGCAATCTGGCTTTTTCCTCGGCCTCGGTCTCGTTTTCCTTCTCCTTCGGCACGTCGATTGCCATCTGCGCATCGTCCATCCGCATCATCAGGCCGTAGAGCATATAGCCGTTCACGCCCTCGTCCCGCAAATCCATCCAGAGCTGCGTCTGGTCGGCATCCAGCCCGTAGCTCTCCCCGGCATAATACCGCTTTGCCTCCGGTGTCGCATTCACGCCGAACAGCACTGTCCGGATTGCATTGCCCACGTCGTCCGTATCGATGGCGTAACGCAGGCGTTTTTTGTCTCCGTATCCCTGCATTTTGCCGCCCTCGATCAATGCCTTAATGCCGAAGCCGGTTTTCTGTAGCTGGTTGCCGCCCGGCACCAGCAGCGCCGCCGCCTTTACCGCCGCCTCTGCCGAATCTCCCGAGAAGATACCGTTTTCCTTCCACGATTCAAACACGTCCCTGAACTTTGTGATGATCTCCGTGATCGGCATGTTCCGGTCTCCCGCGCCGATCAATGCCGAGAAGTTGGAAAGCATCGGAACGTCATCCACGATATTTCCGAGCGTTGCATCCATCGCTTTCCACGTATCAAACTTCCGGCCTCCCTTTGGGACATCCTCAAAGATCTCTTTCCCGCCGATCTCCATCGTCACTTTGTTGATAAGGCTCTTGATGTAGTCGTTCGTCGGCAGTCCCTTGCCCGAGGCTACAAAGTTTGCGGTAATGCCCGCGATGTCCAACGGCACCGGCGTTCCCCCGTACCACTCGTCCGTCAGCCGGTTCACTATGAACGCAACGGCCAGATACCCGAGGATTTGCCCGATCAATTTGAGCGTTGCAGCTTTCTTTCCGTGCTCCTTCACCGTCTCACGATACTCTCTCGCCGTTTCAAACAACATACCGGTCAAGGCGCCATATGCTTCCTCGTTGAATTGATGCATCAACTTGGCCACAAGGTTTTTGCTATAGAATGCAGGCGGCCGTTCTCCCTTTGCCCTACTAGCCATGGTTGATGCACCGTAACGGTCCGCCTCCGCCATGGCTTCATCATAGCTCATTCCTTCCAGCACAGATTCGATATATGTGCTTCTTGCCGCCAATGTTGCTAGGAACATATCCATCGCACCAATTGGCCCGTACAAAACGTCCAGATATTTTTCCCCTGCCCGCTTCTGCGAGTTTTGTTGTCCTCGTCTGTTTGTCAGGAAGTTGCTTTCCAGCCTGAATAGATCAAGCTTGTGCGGTGTGCACATCTCACGTAGCGCCGTCGCAATGGCTCTCTTTTTCCTGTCTTTCAAAATGGACGCAATTTCCGTAATCTGTGATACCACGGAGGAAAGATTCCCCGCCACTCTGGAAATGGCAAACAGGCCGACAATCTTGTTTCCCGTGTTCAGCGCTTCTCGACCGCCGTCGTATTCCATGCCTCGGTCGCCGCCGTACTGCTTGTTTGCGATGATGTTTGTGAAGTTCGTCACCCACTGCGCAAAGTTGGTGTACCGCGTGTTGAACTCGTTCGCCTTGACAGCCTCTTCGATCATTTTTTCAAACTCACTTTCGACTTCCCTTGCAGAGATTTCAGAAACATCCTTGTCTTTCAGCTTCCCTTTTTTCTGCAACCACCGTGCCTTTTCCAGCGTGTCGCCGCGCCGGATTCTGTCAAAGATTTCGTCCAGTGAGGCCTTTGTGTTTCGTTTCGCCCCTGCGTGCAGATAGCTTTCCAGCCCGCGCAGCTTCACGATATCTCCCGTGTGGAAAATCACGTCTGCGACGCTGTCGATGTATTTTTCGGTCGCCGCTACGATGTCATAGTCCGTCCGGAACGAATTGCGTTTCATAAAGAACGCAACCCAAGGCTTTTTCGGCTTGAATTCCTGCGTCTGTCCGGCGATCTCCGTCGGCAGTGTATGAAGCTCCTCCTGCTTGCTGAAATTTTCAAGTCCGACGACGGATAGAATTTTCTCGAAGCCCTTCAGCTTGTTGTTAAAACGCCCGTGCGGTGTGTACCCCAGCACCTTTCCGATCGGCTCCATGCCGTAGGCCGCAAGCAGCTCGTTCAGCGCCGGGTATATATCATCGTACCATTTCCGGTAAACCGGTGCGGCGTTCTTCGTGATTGTCTTGTCTATCTTCTCGTCATTCTCTGCCGCTTTTCTGATATAGAGGTCATAGAACAGCCCCTCCTGAACCGCGCTGAATTTCATTTCCTTTGAAATGTCCTCCAGCTTTTCGCCGCTCAAGGCTCTCTGCGCCGCCGCCAGAATGTCCTTTGATCTTCGGTTGTCCTTCGCCCGCTGCTCCGCACCCTCGGTATCCAGCATAACGTGAACGTACTGCGATTCCTCCTTCGTCAACTTCCGGCGTTTTCCCTTGCTGTCCTCAAATTTAAGGAATTTTCCCTTCTGTTCATCCGTCCATCTGATGATCTCCGCGCTGTTGTTCTTAATGTCTGTGATATACCTCTGGTTCAATTCCTCCCCGAGTTCATCGCCAAATAGCCGGATCATCAGCTGTGCCGGTTGTGTCAGGTTCATTCTTTTCAGCGGCATATTTTGGAACAGCTTCGGATTTGCCTGAAGCTCCAGCTCTGTCGGGATGGATTCCATCGCCATGTCCAGCGTTGCCCTGTTGATCGCGCGTTTCCGCTTCTCCAGCAGATTTTCCCCCTGCATTCTCTGGTTTGCATATAGGTCGGAAAGCTCCTTGACGGTTTTGTAGGCCATATTGCTTTCGTCAATGTCGGCCATGGTTTTCCGGCCGGCCGCAATTTGCTGTGCAAGGAAGATTTCATCGTCATTCGGTCCTTTGTCCTTGATATAGCGATCAATTCTCACATCGGTGTTCCGTCTGCCCTCTGTCTCTGCCAGAATCTGCGGCGCAGTCTGGAAGTTCACAATCGTTCCGTGGATTTTGATTCCCATTTTCTCCATGGCCGGGCTTCCCTTGAATTCCTTAATCGGCACGCCCTCAAAGTAAACCGGTCTGTTCTCGTGCTTCATGGCCTCCATCCGGTCTTGGATCGTGATCTCCGCCGCCTTGATCTTCTGCGCGGCCTCGCTCGCCTTGCCGTCCTGCTTGCCCAGCCTTGCCGTCTGCTTTGCCGTCCATGTGCCGTCTCTCCGGGTTTGCAGCTTCCAAACCTTTCCCGTGGCACTTTCAAGCAGCTCAAGGGCCTCCTTCGGCTCCAGCTTGGTCTGCGATGAACGCATCGGGTTCACGCTGTCATAGAGCAGTCCGGCCTCGCGCAGGGCGTTGGTTCTGCTGTGCTTCCGGAGCCATTCGTCCCCGGCTTCTCTCAGGCTTTCGCTTCTCTCCTGCTCATACCTCTGCGCGGCCTGTCTTGATTTCTCCGCACGTTCCTCCGCCACCGGCCGCAGATCGTTTGTCTCTCTGCCCTCCGTCTGGCCGTCGTACCACTCGTAGAATGCCCCAAGATCCTCCGCGTCCGCCGCGTCCTCCAGCTTCTCCGGCGGCATACTCGCAAGCAGAGCCGCCGTCTCCTGCACGCTCGGCTGATACTTCGGTTCCACCGCCGTCAGCAGCTTCGTCTCCATGTCCTTCACGCTGGCAAGGCCGGTCTCCTTGTTCGTGAACAGCACCGTGAGCATGCCCTTTTTCGTGCTCTTGTCCAGCACAAGGCCGTAGTTGCCCATGTCCGCCGCTTTGACCCACGTCCGCAGGGGATACACCTGTTTCCCGTTCAGGTAGGGGAAGCCGCGCTTCTGCGCCGCCGCTTCCGAGATCGTCCACGGCTCCACAACGCCCTCGGCCTTTTTCGTCGGCTGCACGCTGTCGGCCTCGCGGAGGATTGATTCCAGCCGTTCGTCCGCTTCCGTTCTTGCCTGCGCTTCTCTCGCCTCCGCGCCGGCCTGCTTTTCGTACCGGTTCAGCAGCTTTTCAAATTCCTGTCTCTGGTATTCCAGCTGCTCCTCCCGCTTCAGTCCGAAGCGCTTTTCGTTTTCCTCCATGCCCTTGCGCAGGCTCATCCGCACATCCTTGCCCTTTTCCGCCGCGTCCACAATCTGCCGCAGCATCTCCGAGGCGATGTATTCCTCCGTGAATTCCGAGGGGTACGCGTCCGCCAGCTCCAGCATATGCACGTCCACGCTCCGGTCGCTTGCCTTGTCCGTGAAGTAGATTCCGCTGCTGAATGCCTTCTTGCGGAAGTCTCCCCAGTCGTCGCCGAAGTCCTCCCGGATTCCCTCCGGCACAAAGATTCTTCTTCCCCTCAGAGCCTCGCGGATTTCCCTGTAGTAGTCGTCCGCCGGGAGCGTTGCCGTGCCGAGATCCATCAGCGCTTCAAAAAGGTCGTCCTTTTCCGCCTTCAGCAGCTTCACGTCCTGCTGCATTTCCGCCATCGGAGCCTCTAAGAGTTTCCCCAGCGCCTCGTTGTCGTAGCTCTGCACCTCAAACAGCTTTTTCAGCCCGCCGGTCAGCTCCCTTTTGTAGCTCTCCTGCGCGGCCTGCTTCGCTTCTTCGGCCTTGGCTGCCGCCGTTTCCGCGCGTTCCTGCGCCCGCTGCGCCTTTTCCGTCGGCGTGAGGGAGTATCTGATGTCCCTTTTATTTGCCTTAAATCTCTGTGACAGAGGAATCAGTTCTCCATCGTCCGTATAGACTGCCGCTTCTGCTGACTTCACCTGCTTCCCGGTAAACGGAATCCACACAGTATGGCCTTCTCCGCCGCCTTTTCCTCCGACATCCTTGATTCCGTCATAGCCCTTGCTTTTGAGGTAGTCCGTCACCGCGTCCGGAATCGTTACCCACGAGTAATTCGTCCCATTTTCGATGTCGTCTCGCAGATGCTCCTCCGCCCATTCCATTCCGGTCATGCCGTTCTTGTCCCACATGTCCGCCTGCATGTTTTCTCTTTCGTACTTCGTCTCGTCCTGATTGGCGTACCAGTTCTCGAAGTCCTCCAAAAAGTCCATGTCTACACTCGCGGTGTCAAACGGGTTCTTGATTTTCAGGAATACGTCATACACCTTTTCATACCGCGCATCCGGGTCACGGTACTCCACGTTATTCAATCCGGCCAGCTTCAATACTTCAAGGAAGTCACCCTCGCGATCATACAAGTCGCCTGTTTCCAGCCATGTGCTTATAAGCGTGTTCAGTACGTTCCCTTTGTTCCTGTTCAGCTCATGGGCATCATACGCTCCGTTCCCGTGCTGCGCACTGGGGTCATAGAGAATCTGGTCATAGTCATCATCAAACCGGATATGCGGCGCGGCGTTTTTGATTTTCATTCGCTCTGCAATCGTCAGATAATTCCAGAGGTCACCAATTGCAAGGCTCTTTCCGTTTCTTGTCACACGGAACTGCGTCGAATAGTCCGCATATTCCTCGTCATAGGCCACGCTTGTGTCCGCTTTATCTCTCGCATAATGTCCTGCAATTTCCTTGCTGTCCGTGAAGAACGCCATCGGGCCGCTCGTTGCTCTGTCCTCTCTGAACTCCGTTCCCACGCGGTCGGCTCTGGCGGTTCCGTGGTAGGCATGGATGGTATATCCCGCTTTCTTTGCTGCGTCCTCTACCATCTCCTGCGCCTTTTCCATGTCCCCGCTGCGCACTGCCAGATTGTATTTCTCATCTGTCTGCTGGCTTAGCGAGAACTTCACTCTCTCGGCATAGTACCCCTCCGGATTCCTCTCTTCTCCGAGCGTTTTCAGCACCTCGTCCGACAAAATACTCTGGTGCGTGGTATTGACAATCTGGATCACGTCTGCTATACTCAAAGTGAAGGTAGCTGCATTGGCCTCCGTTTCAGGAGAGTCACCGTCCCTTGTGGAAGATAGGCTACCTTCTTTTTTTACCATTCTTCCGCTCAGAGCGTGGGCGATATCTATACTCTCCATATTCAGGAATTTATTTGTGTGCTGTTCAACCGTTGTGATAATCGCAACGGTTTTTCCTTCCCCAGCGGAAGCGATTGAAACCATGGCGTAGGTGCCTAACGCCTGATCGTTCTCGGTACTCAGTGCGTTGACCGGAATTGCAGACGAAATAACATCGCCCGCAAGTGCGCTTATTCTTGCGTTTGTGCGCAGTCTTGATATGTTGTCTCCATACAAGCCATGCAGCAGCGCTCTTTTGCTGATGAGAATTTTCCGTCCCGTGTAGAGGTTTGTTACCGAAGCGACAGTATCACTCATTCCCTCTCCGATCGCCTTTGCATTCTCGATTCCGTGTGCAACCGTCTTTTCTTTGTCAATTTTTCCGTTCGTTTTAACACTGTCCAGCGCAGGCAACTCCACAACCTTCATATCCGGCTGATGCGTCAGGAAATCATAGGAATAGATTTCCGAGTTCTCTGTCATGGACTTTCCCTGATAGCTGTACCGGTCAATACTCGCCCTTTTGCCGCCCTCTCGGGCGGTTTTTTCGTTCCCGTCGCTGTCCTGCGTCCGGCGCACGGCCCGTGAGACCTCTGCCGTCGGTGCGTTGCTCTCCCGCTGGCTCTGCATGCCGGCCGCATGCGTCCGCATTGCGTCGATCAGCTTCTTGAAGCTCCGATTGGCAAAGCGGTTCAGCCCCGCATAGGCGTCGGCCAGAATTTCCTCATAGACCGCCGCGTCGCTGTCATATGCCCCTCGGTACGCCTTCATGTACTGCTCGACGATCTCGGTGTATTCCTCCGCCGTCATGTTTTCGCTCACGCTTTCCAGCGCCGTGACAAGGTCGATCTCCGCCGCGTGCACCTTGGCGTGGAAAAGCTCATGCTCCATCAGCACCTCCGGCTCGTAGATGCTCGAAACGCTCACAAAAATGCGCCCGCTTTCCGCATCAAACATCGCGTCCGTGTTGTGGTACTCTCCGTCCTCGCCCTTGATGGACATCGTGCCCACCACAAAGGTCGTTTTCACGCCCTGCTCCTTCGCCTCGCGCTGTGCCTGCTTCATGGCCTGCGTGTACTTCCGCACCGGCACGATCCCGACCATCACGTCATGGTCGCCGTCTGCGGTCAGCTTGTCCATGCCGGTGTCCAGCACGGTGCCCTTGAAGCGCTCTACTCTTTCGTTGAGCTTCTGCCGGCGAAGATTTTCGCTTTCATTTCCTCCAGCTTCGCCCGTTCCTCCTCTGTCAGCGGCGATTCGTGATCCGCTTTCGACCACGCCGCCAGTCTGTCCTTCGGCACCCACACGCTCATTCCGCTCTTGGTTTTCATTAACACTCTGGGATTGCTCATTGCTCATTCCTCCTTCGGTTTCCTGCGCCGCCGGCGCATTGATTTCCTCTGCCTGTTCGACCGTCGCTGCCGCGTTCTGGGCTTCCTCCTGCGCCGCCTGCGGCGCTTCCTGCGCGGTTTGCTCTGCGGTCGGTATGTTTTCCTGTGCTGCGCTTTCTGCGGCTCTCTGCGCCCTCTCTGCGGCTCTCGCGCTCTTTTCCGCGTCCAGTACGTCCAGATAGCTCTGCGCAGATTCCGCCACGAAGATATCCGTCGCATCCGTGCTGCCGCGCAGGGCCTCTATGGTCGCCCGCTGCGTGATGATCTGAATGTCCAGCGCACGGTCTGTCATCAGCGCCGCATTGCTCTGCTGCTCTGCGCGGATGATGTTCTGCATCTCCACGTCCACAAAGCCGCCGTTCGCCTGCGGCGGCGTGTACCGCTCGAATCTCTCCGAGATATTCTGTGCGCTTTCCAGCCGGTCTGCCAGCGTGTTGAACTCCCGCACGATGGTGTTCCACTCGCCCTTGGCTTTCTTGATCTGGCTCTCGCTCCATCCGTTGAAGCGCATCAGGTTTTCGTCGCCTGCATAGTATTGCGCCGTGTACTGCGCCATGGTGCCGTAGAGCACGTCCAGATTGCTCTGCGCCTGCTTGCCGAAGCGCGTGATCACCTTCGACTGCACATAGCTTTTCGCTCTGGCCGTCAGGTCAACAATGTCCTCCGGTGCGCTCATGACCATCGAAAGCAGCACGCCCACGGTAAACTCGTCCACCAGCTCCTTTGCCGTCAGGTCGGTTTCGCCCGTCAGCGCGTAGTCCAGCGCCGCGCCCGCAACGGCCGAGGCCACTTCCTCCAGACCCTCGCCGATGCGGTCGAACACCTTGCTCGATACGATCTTCCGGATGGTCTCATTGTCTGTCAGGTCGGTGATATATTTGGAGATCAGCCCCGCATTCTCCGGGTCAACAATCGGGTTGCCGCCAAACAGTCCGTTCGTCCCGTACTCGATCAGGCCGCCCGCGATCAGCTTCACGGCCCGCTCCGGCATGCTCCTTCCCGCGTCCTCCGCTTCGCCGTAGCTGTTCAGTGCCGCGTTTGCCGAGATCAGCACGTTCGAGCTGTTTTTCATCAGGTTCGCCATCTGTCCGGCAAACTTCGTGTAGCCGCTCACCCTTTTCTGTGCATTGGCAAGGCTCGAGGCGTACTTTCCCCCTTGGGAAAGCTGAGAGAGCGCCGCGTTCCCCGCGCTGATCTGCCCTGCAATCGCGCCCGCTGCGGCCATTTCCAGCGCCGCCTGCGTCAGGTCGCGCGTCATGTTCGCCGTGAACTTTGTGAATTTGTTTCCGTTCTGCGTCAGCTCCGAGGCGTATCGTCCCGCCTCGTACTCCCTCTGTTTCCCCGCCTGCCAGTCCTTGTTTTCATAGTCTATGCCCTGCTGGCCGCCCTCAACGAAGTAGTTGCCCACCGGATTTTCCGCAAGGCCGAACAGGTTCAGCGTCTTCCCGACTGCCTTTGTGATATAGCCCAGGCCGCGCATAAGCACCTGCTCCATGCCGCCCGGGTATTTGGTCACCACGTTTTCTGCACCATTGGTCAATCCGGAATCCACCATGCTCAGATACGTGTTCCCGTCGATCTTCCGGTGCATCTCCAGCGCCGCCTGCATGCCGTCCTCATTGGCGTTCAGGCCGTTGGTCTTTCTGGTCGCCCGCAGCTCTTCCGCATTCGGCATGCCCTCGACCGCCTGCATATATGCGTCGTACTGTTCCTGCGTCATTTCCACGTTTGCGAGGTATTCCGGTAAAAGCTCATTGTAAACGAATTTCTTCGTTAGCTCGTAGTCGCCGTAGGCTCCCCATTGGGTGTTCTTTGCGCTCTCCATCGCCCCGATCAGGCCATCCACCTGTTGGTAGGGAATCTTCTCCCGCGTCAGGCTTCCGCTCTGATACCGGAATTCCTTCATTGCGTCGCCCTTGCTCGGCAGCAGGCTCTTTGCCTCCTGCCGAATGTCGTCTATGCCGGAATTTGCCCACATCATGTCGGATTTCGGCAGGCCGGAAAGATACTCCTTCTTCCACTGCTCCACCTTGTCCAGCAGCGCCTCGTATTCGCTCTCCGTGCACTTCCCGCTGAGCGCAAGGTAATTCAGACGTTCGGCGATCTCCGTAAAGATTCCCGCGTGAATGTTCTGCGCCTGACTGTCCGACACGTCTCCGTGCGTGAATGCCTTCAGCTCCTCGAAGTCCTGCCGGATGTAGTCCTCGTGCTGCTGCACGGTTTGGTTCTGCCAGTCCGCCTTTTCGGCCTTTCTCTCCATGCCGGCCGCAAGCGTGCGTTCCTCCTGCTGGCCTAACCGGCGGTCGTAGGCCGAGCCGTATCCGGTCTGCACCTTCCCGTCCGCCGTGTATCGCGGCAGACGCATTCTTCCGCTGATCGCCACGTCCGGCATGGCCTTTCCGGTCAGCGGATTCGTAAGCTGTGCGCCCCTCGCGCTCGTCTGCATGTCCTCCAGTGCTTTTTGGTACTCCGCCATCTGCGTCATGAGCGTCTGCGCCGCAGGCGTGTTTTTCTGCTTCAGGTAATCTTCGATCTCCTGCGCCTCGGTCAGGAGCGTCTGCGCCCCGCTGACCCACTGGTTCGCCCGCTCCGGCTCCGACATCCCCGCCGTGGTCTCCTGCGCCTTTTTGAAGTACGCATCCGCCTCCGTCTGGAACCGCGCAATGCCGCTTCCGAGCGCCAGACTGCCCTCGTCGTCCTCTTGGCCGTTCATTGCCTTCTGGTAACGCTTGAGCTGCGCCTCCCACGCATTGAGCTGCTTCTGATAGCTCTGCGCGTCCTCGCCCATCACGTCCGCATAGCGGTTGAAGTAGTCCTTCTCCTGTGCGACGTTTTGGAGCATCTTGCTCACCTGATCTTTTTGCCACTTGCTCGATGCGCCGATCTTGTGGTAGGTGGAAAAATAGCCGTCCATCGTGCCGAACAGCCCTCGCATATCGGTCTGCATTGCCTTAAAGCCGGAAGCGTTCAGGCATTTCTCCCGCTCCGCCGTGTCTGTCTGCGTCGCCGGAAGCTGCTGCGCTTTAGCCTGTTTCTGCGCCTTGTATTCCTCCCATGTCGCAGGGAGGGGAGAACTGCCGGAGACCGCAGTGGAATCCCCTGCGGCCTTCCGATTCTGCTTTTGTGCTTTATATTCTCCCCATGTTGCCGGATACTTCATGCCGTTCCCTCCTTAGATGTTCCTTTTTGTTTTGTCTCGGTTCGGTCGTCCCGGCGTGTTTTTCCCTGTGCCGCCGGTGCTGTTTCCTCCCGTGTAGCCGCCGGTGTAGCCGCTTCCTTTGCTGCCGCTCGTCGTGCCGCCGGTCGTTCCGTTGTAGGTCATCATCGTCAGCAGCCAGTTGTAAAGCTCGTTTGCATCATATCCGATGTTCGCATACCGCTCGATGTCGTCCATCACCGCGTCAATGCCGCCGCTGTTCGCTTTCTTCAGCAGCATTTGCCGTACATCGTCTCCTACGGTTTTCAGCTTCGTGCTCGATGATCTTCCCCCTCCGGAGTAGCTTCTCGAGTACGCCGCGCTCTGTGCTGCCGATGCGATTTTCTGTGCGTCTCCCTCCGAGATTCCCGCCGCCGCCAGAAGATCGCTTGATGGCATCTGCCCGTTCTGCAGCAGCGTCAGCGCCAGCGTGTAGGAGTCGCTTCTTGCCTGCTGCTCCTTCTGCCAGGCGAATTGATCCTCCTGCATCTTCCTGCTCCACTCCTGATAGGCCTGATCCGCCGTCTGCGCGCCCACCTGCACGCCGAGGATCTGCGCCACGCGGTCGTCCGCTGCGCCCAGCTCCTTCCAGCGCGTCATGGCCGCATCGATCTGCTGCTGGTAGAGGCTCGGCAGCGTCTCTGCAAGCTTGCTTTTCTGGTAGTCTGCCGCCTGTGAGGCCGCTGCCACCGCCTGCGTCGAGGGGATGCCGCCCGTCATCGTCGCGTACTGTCCCAGCGTGTCGCGTCCGGTTCTGTCCGCTTCCCGCAGATACGCCTTTTTGTAGGCCGAGATCACGTCGTCCCCCAGCAGATAGTCCACCGTCGATTTCTGCGTTCCCATCACCTTGTCCAGCTCCGCCGCATAGGGGCTGACCCCCTGCGCCGTGGGCTGCGCCCCCGTCACGCTGTTCAGCTCCGCCACATACGGATTTGTCGGCTGTGTCTGCTGCACGTTCAGCAGCTTTGCCAGCTCCTCGGCTGACAGTTTCGTATAGTCAAGTTCGTTTGCCATGTCTTAACCTCCCATCTCCGTCGGCTTCTGCATCGCCATTTGTGCCTGCATCATCAGCATCTGCTGCTGAAGCTGCTCCTCTCTGCGCTGCTCCATCAAGGTCTTGATCTTCCCCGCACCCGGGAAATGATCCTCCTCCATCTTCGTCCAGTAGAGGATCAGCGTGTCAATGCTCTTCGGGTCTCCGAAAGCGCCGGACTGCAGGTGCGCCGTGGTCTCCTGCCACATCGCCTCGCGGTTCGTGGCAAGGCCGGACGCATCGTCGCAGGAGAACAGGAATTGGTCGTTCCAGTAAAGCTCCCCGGCATCGTCCATTCTCAAAAATGCGTAGGAATTCCATTCCTCGTATTCCTGATTGCCCTTCTCGTCCCGGAAGCGCAGCGGCCGCTTCTCTTCGCAGTATGCCAGTTGGTTTTTGAACATCCGCTCGAAGATTCGCGCATACGCCGCTTTCTTCAGCACGCGCTTACTCTCCAAGCGTCCCGCCGACTGCGCCGCCGCAAATTCCTTTGCCTTGCCGGACTGCGCCGTCGGGTCTGTCCGTCCCTGATAGCTGTCCGTCATGCCGATCAAGCGTCTGGATTCCTCGTATGCCTGCGTCAGCATCGCCATGTTCGGGGTGATGTCCGCCTGAAAGTCTCTCACCGCGATCAGGCTTGCATCCGCCGCATTGCCCACATACCAGATGCCGTTGTCCTGCGGGTCAACTCTCAGGTGCGTTGAATCCGGCAGTGTGATCTTGCTGCCCGCCTTCATCAGCCGGTCTATGGTTTTCTGCTCCAAGCGGTTGATGGTGTTCTGCTGGTCTGCGATCTTGTCGCAGTCCGATTCGCCTAAGAATTTTCCGTGCGCCGTGACGTTCCGCCGCAGCACCGCCATGAAGATGTCCGGCTTATAATACGGGATTTCGATTTCCTCGTCTCCCGGTTCCTGCTCCGTCGGCATTTCCTGCGCTGCCGGCGGCTGCATTTCCGGCGTCGGCATTGTCTGCATCGCCGGGACCTCCTGCGCGCCGAGGCTTCCCATCGGTTCCTGCTCTGTCGGCATTCTTGTCGGCTCCTGCGGCATTGCCTGTTCTTCCGGCTGGTAGAAGATTCTCCCGAATCCGTGCTCCGCTCTCAGCCGCTCCACGATCATCGGGTCAATGCCCAGCGTGTCCAGCTCACTCAGCCGCACCCTGCGCGAGGTCTCCACCACGTCCTCCCAGCTTCTCGACCCGCAGAACGAGCACACGCCCTTTCTCGGCTTCCGCTTCTCTGCATCGTCCGGGTATGTCCCGTCCTGCGTCGGCTCGCTCAGGTCTATGTATGCGCTGTCGGCTTCGGTCTGTCCGCACTTCTTGCAGCGCCGCAGGATGCGTGCCTGGCAATCCTTCAGGTCCTCAACCTCCATATCGCCCACCCACGCAAAGCGGCCAATGCCGCCCTCGTCGTTCCGGTATTCCGCGATCTTCAGCGTGACCACGTCCTCGGCGTTGCTTTCCTCCGCACCTCTGACCTCCGGCATTTCCTCCTGAAGGTCTCCCACGTCCACGCCGTAGCGTCTGCGCAGATAGTCCTTTGTCACCGGAATCAGCCAGAAGTAGTAGGCCATTTCGTCCACTTCCTTCACGCCGTCCTGCGGTATAAACTGCATCGGGTGGACGCATTTCAGCGTGTTCTCGCCCACGGTCGTGTGCGTCCGCTTGCTCGTGTCCCACTCCGGCAGATACAGGCAGCCGCCCTGCTTGTAGGTGATGCGCTCGGATTCGTCGTTCAGCTCCTCCGTCGGCAGCCGGTCCAGCTCGTTTCGCAGCATGTTTTCGATCATCCGCGCCAGATGCTCGTCCTCGCGGCGCATCGGCGTGACCTTCGGCATCGGGATAGAGCTGTCGATCTCCGATTCGATGTTTTCTGCCGTGATGTTCCAGACGTGGCTTGTCTCCTTCTGGTATCCGTACTTCCTGTCGTTCTCCGTCAGCGGTGTCAGCGTGCGGTCGCCCGCATACTGCGCTTCGCGCCGGTGCATTCTCTCGCGCTCTGCCTCGTAGGCCGTCAGGTTCTTTTCCAGCCTGCTCTGCCACAGGCTCACGCCGTCTTTTCTGTCTTTCATACTGCCTCCTTAAAATGGGTTTCCCCACAGTCTGATCAGCTCGGCGCGCTCTGCGTCGCCCGCTGCGTAATAGTCCTCCCATTGGTCGTCGTGCCACCGGGCTTTCCTTTCCTCCGGCTCTGCAATGCGCGTCTCCTGCTGGTCCCGGATGTAGTAGGTAATTGCAAGCGCCATCACGCAGTCGTCGTGCGCGCCCTCTATCGCCTCCGGCCGTCCTTTCTCGTTTCTGGCAAAGGTCAGCATTTCCTGCAGCGTGTCCTCGTCGTCCACCAGCTCCGGATGCTCTCGCATAATGCCCACCAGCCCCGCGATGATCGTCGGCCTTGTCAGCCGGTCGGTGCGGAAGCCGTAGGACATCTTCACTTCCTTCGTGATTCTGTCCTCCACCTCTCGCAGATAGATCTTCGGGTATTTCAGCCTCTGTAATTCTTTCGTCGGGTGCGTCGAGAAGTTGATCTCTATCCCGATAAGCGCGGTGTTGTAGTACATTCCGAGGCAGTAGAGGTTCCGTGCAAAAAGGTCCTCGTCCGTCCTCGTCCGGTACTTTGCCACGAGCCGCCCCGTGGCATTGTCTATCACCTGCGCCACGAACCAGTCGCAGCCTTCGCCCGCTGTGTCCGCGCCGATCACATACGGGTGTCCCTTTTCCGGCCTCTTGTAGATGATCGTCTCGCCCGCTGCGTCCTCGCGGAATTTCCAGCCCGTCACGGCAAGCTCGTTGTAAGTGTAGTCGAACTCCCCGCGCGTCTCCGGCTTCCCAAGGTTCTGCAGCTTCTCCATCAGGATTTCGCGGTTGAAGATCGTCGCCGAGAGCACGCCCCACTGCCCAAGGCAGTATACCTGATAGTAGTAGGGGTCTGTCTCCTTCATGGCCTCCAGCGTCAGCCGGTCTTCCTCCGGCAGGAACCGGTTGTCCGTGTATACGCTCCTGTGCGTCAGCACGCGCGGGTCTTTCCGGTCAAAGAAGCGCTTTTTCAGCCAGTGCGTGATGCTGATGGGGTTAAACGTCAGGATGATCTGCTTGTAGTATCTCGTGTTGCCGCGCAGTCGGATGTCCAACTGGTTAAAATCCTGTTCCTCGATCTCCGTGGCTTCCTCGATCCAGATTCCCGTGATGTTGTAGATGGACTTCAGCTTTTCCGCGTCGTCCAGCCCCGCAAAGATGATCTCCGAGCCGTTTTTGAATTGCAGATACATGTCCGAGCCTTTCCCCTTCGGGATTTTCTCGATCATCTCCGGATACAGCTCCTGCGCCTGCCGTTTGAGCTGGTTAAAGCAGCTTTCCCGCAGGGTCTTTGCGACCTTTCGCACCACCAGAAAGCGGTGCTTTTTCTCCGTCGCGCAGCGGTCTATGATCTTCTGACCGGCGAAAATGCTCTTTCCCGAGCCGCCGCCGCCCATCAGTACCAGGTGCTTGTGCTGGTCAAAAAGCAGCGGCAGGAACTTTTCGTTCATGATCTCCCGCATTTTCTTGAACCACAGCATTGCCCGATATTGATCCTCTGTGATCTTCGCCTTCATCAGTGAATCTCGCTTCCCTCGTACTGCTCCCGCGCCATCGCGTAGAGCCTCCACATGCCCGTGCCCGTGATCTTGATGCGGTAGTAGTCGCAGCGCGTCGGCAGGATCGGGATCTGCACGCTCCGCTTCCTCCCAGCCTCCATCGTCCACAGCGGCTTCCATGCGCCGCCGTCATACCGGATGCTGATCTGCACGCTTGCGCCCTCCTCCAGCTCCATCCGAAGCTGCAGCTTGCTCATGGCCTTGCGGTTCAGCGTCCCCGCCGTAAAGTCCCCGAACTCCGCGAAGCTCTCCACCGCCGCCGTCTCGCGTGCCGCATTCGGCAGGACTTTCCCATCCCCGATCAGGTCGATGATCTTTGTCCCGCCTCCTTCCTTGTCGGTCAGTGCATAGATCGTTCCCTCGTCGTAGGTCATGCTGGTCAGCTCCACATCGTCCTCCTTCATCCACAGGCCATGCTTGCTGTCGTATCGGTAGATTGCCCGCTCTCCGTCCACGGTCATCTGCGCATAGTACCGCGTACCGTCCGAGCATGCCATCACATGCTCGATCTTTCCCGTGCCGAAAACGCTTGTCTGGCTCACCGGGTACTCGTCTGCGTAGATCATCATGCCCTCGCGGGAGAGATACAGCAGCATGCCGCCCGCTGCGGCAATGCTCTCGTGCTCTCCTGTTTTCACGCCCGGCATCGCGATCTCCGAGACTTGGAAGGTCTGCGGTGTCGCGCCGTAGATGCGCACCATCGCGTCCTCGCGGAAGAACGTCGGGTATCCGCCGTAGCTCACGCCGCCGGTCAGTTCGCCCTTTTTCTGCGTCGCAAGGCTCCATGCGTCCGTGCTCAGGCCCTCAAACACGTTCCAGTTTGTCGGGTCTCCCAGCTTGCTTGCATAGATGGTCTTTCCCTTTGCGCCCCAGAGGCGGTTGTCATGCTCAAAGCAGAAGTCCATATCCGGCATGCTCCGCTTCAGCGTCACCGTACCCTCAATTGTGACCTCCTTCACCGGCGTGCCGTCCTCGCCCAGCGGCATTTTGAAGCAGTTGTCCGAGAATACGATCTTATTGTTTGCGATTTCTCGGATAATCGCGATTTTCTGATTCCCCGGTGCTTCCGCAAGCTCCGGAATTTCTATTCCGTCTCCGACCTCGAAGACCCCCTTCACCGTATTCGGCGTCGTAAACGTCATGGTATTTGCCGTCGCTTTTTCTCCGTTGATCGTCCCGTCGGTCAGCTTCACGCCGCTCAGCGTGATCTTTGCCTCCATCGGTTCGGCCAGCATGCCGTAGTCCTCCCATGCGCTGCCGTTCCAGCGGTACACCGCCGCCGTCCCCGCGTTGCTGAGCTGGAGGGAAAGGCTGCGCACGGCATAGATCGTCCCTTCGTCCTCTGCCGTCAGTGTCGGCAGCAGGCTCTCCCGGTTCACGATTCCCGCAACATGCAGTCCCGTCCGTATCATCAGCTTTTCCGGCATCAGCAGCACGCGGTCTCCGAATCGGATGAATTTCCAGTCTCTTTCTTCCTTTCCCAGCACAATCCCGACGTTCCATCCGCTCGTGGTCAGGTAGTACTCCGTCACCATGTTTGGCTGTGTCTCTTTCCAGATCTGCCACATTTCTCCGTTATCTGCATAGATGCGCAGGCGCGGGTTCTGTATGTCTCCACCGTCCGCCGCGATCATCCGCTTCTCCCTCGGCTGCAGGATCGGATACTCCCTGCACGTCAGGTTTTTCATATCGTAAAGCTCGCCGTCTCCGCATGAAAGGCTGTGACGCAGACCGCCAAAGGCTACCTGCGTCGTCTTTTTGATCTTGTCCTCGTACTTCATGCTTGGCAACTTACTCATTTCTTCTCCTCCAATTTCTGGTCGATCTGCCCCAGCAGATAGTCCAGCGCCCGCAGAAGCTGCTTGTTGAACCTCTGCTGCGCCTCCAGATCCGTCTTTGTATTGCCGGTCATCTCCGGCGCTTTGACCAAAATGTTGATATTCTGCAGCATCTCTGCCCTTCCTTTCTGCCTTGCGTAGGGGCCGATTCCCTCGTCGGCCCGCTGCTGGCACTTCCTTATGCCGTTTCCGGCGGGACGTGTTGCGCGCCCCGCCGGAGGATGTATTAAAGGCTGCTGCCGAAGCTCAGGCCGCCCGCCGCAAAGCAGCGGAAGTCCACGAATGCGCCGGTGTATCTTGCTCTGCCCTTCCAGACGTTCGCGTCGTTGTGCGCGATTTCGCTGGTCACGGTCAGATCCTTGCGCATCAGGTCGATTGCGCCTTCGTAGCGCTGGTTGAACTGGCTGTCCATCAGGATCCACGGCGTGTTCGTGCTGCCGGCGCAGTACTGGTTCAGCTCGTTCCACACGAGGACGTTCCACGCGCCGAACAGGTAGTTGAACTTGTTTCCCGCTGCGGTCATCGGGTCGTTGTGTGCGCCCAGCACACCGAAAACCGCTTCCTTGATGGCAGCGTCATTCGGTATGATGATGGTGTCCGGGTTCATCACCAGCATGTTGCCGTTGTCGTCGTAGAAGTTCTGCATCTTCGTGGCCAGCTTGCCCAGCGCGGTCGCGCTGAACGCGTCCGAGAACGCATTGCACTGGTTCGCGCCCTTGATCTTGCAGGTGTGCGCCGTCGAAAAGAGCTTTGCGCCGTCGGCCGTGGTCGTCTCAAAGCTGAAATTGCCCTGCTTGTACGCCGCCTGATTCTTGATTGCCGCACCGAGCAGACCCGCAAAGAACTTGCTGCGCCCGCGATGGTACGAATCGATAAAGTTCTGCGGCTTGCCGACGAGGACGTTGTCCATCTTGTCCTCCATCATCTCCTGCGAGATGGAGAAGCTGCCCTTCCACGTCACGGCGGTCACGTACTTTTCATAGAGCTGCTCCGTGCTGCTCTGCGGGTATGCGCCGTTTTCGCCCACAGGGTCAAAGGAATCCGTTGCCCCTAAGCCGGTAAAGGTCTCGGTGTGGTGCGTGGAGTTCACGCGCTTAAAGATCTTTGCGGCAATGTTGCTCTCGTCGTGCATCCATGCCTCGTCTCTGCGTTCCAGGAACGCCGCAATCGGGGCCTGAATCTCGCCGTATAGCGCCTTTGCATTGTTGCTGGATTCACTCAGGATAATCTGTGCCATGTTTCATCTCTCCTTTCGTTCCGGCGGTTTAGCCGCCGCCGCCCGCTGCGGTCGTGGTTTTGGGGATACGCGGGAAGCGCACGAGCATCTTACCGCCCGCCGCCGTGTCCAGTGCCTCCACCACTTCCACGGCGGTTCCCGCCGTCGCGGTGATCTTTGTGCCGGTCGTGTCGATGGTCAGCCGGCTTCCCGCCGCTGCCGAGGTATTTGCCACGGAGTTTTCCGTCTCAAACACCGTTTCCTCGTCAACCTTGATGCACGGGATCACGTCGCCAGAGGCAACCGTGCCCTGATACATGCCGATGTACTCCGGCCGGTTGTCACCGGTACACTTTGCCAGCTTGCCGCCGGAGAAGTTCAGCGCCTGACCGGGCTTGATGCTGCCCAGTGCGCCCGCCTCCTTGTACTCCCACGGTGTCGGCTGGCCGTCGGCGTAGCTATAAGGGATAAATGCCATTTCTTTTAACCTCACTTTCTTTTCCGGTAATCGCGGGCGATTTCCTCGTCCGTGATATCGGGATTAAATCTGCGGTACATCTCCTTTACCTGCTGCGGCACCACAAGCGCCTCTGCCTGATTTCCGGGTGTACCTCTCATGTGCGCCTGCGACATTGCGGCGTTTCTTGCCCGCTGCTCTCCCGCTGCGCGGTTTTTCTGCATGATCGCGTCAAAGTTTGCGGTCTTGTACGCCTGCACAAAGCTGCATCCCTTGCGCACCAGCTCGGCAAAGTCCGCGCCGGTGTCCATGCGGATGATGTCATCCAGCGTCTTGATCTCCGGATTGAGCCTCCGGATCTCCGCCAGCTCCATTTCCCGCCGCGCCGTAAAGTCCTGTACCTCGGCGCTTTCCTGCGACTGCTTTGCATTTTGCAGGATTGCCTGCATCTCCGGCGAGGCCATCACCACGCTCTGCACGACCTCCGGGCTGAGCTTTCCGGCCTTCAGGTCCTGCTCTGCCTTGGCCTGCAGCTTTGCCTGCTTATATGCCGTGAGCTGCTCCATCGTCGTGACCGGCTGACCCGTTTTCGGGTCCTTCAGTCCCAGCAGATTGAGAATCTCGGCGGCAGCGTCCTGCCGTCCCTTCTGCTCTGCCTGCTGTTCTCTGCGGTGGCGCTTCGCGGCCTCGCTTTCCTTGCTCGGCTTGTCCTTCCCCTCGGGTTCCTGCATGTCCGTTTCCGGCTGCGTCTCCCCCGACGGATTCCCATTGTCCTCGGCTGCCGGTTCGGTGACCTCCGGCGCATTACTACCTGTGCCCTCCCCCTGCGCGGGTTCGGGCTGCTCCTCGGGCTGCGCTGCCGGTTCGGTGACCTCCGGCTGATTGCTACCTTCTTCCGGCTCGGGTACGCCGAAAAGCGCATAATATCGATTTTCTGCCATGCTTCCTCCATTGCCTTTTGGCTTGTTCTTTCGGCGGTCACTTCTTGCCGCCCGCTCTCGTTCTCAGGTCCGTGCCTCTGTGCACCTTGCCGCTGTCCTTGGTCTTGTGCTGATAAGCCGCCTTGACCTCCTGCGCACCGACGTTTTTCACCTTGCCCTCATACGTCTTTTCCACTTCTTCTCACCTCCTCGCACCCTTCTTTTTCTCCATTTTCTCAAAGTCACCCCCCGAGTTACTTCCAACATTCAGGCTTGACCGCCTGAATGTCGGGCGGATTGCATTTCTGCAATTCGGTCGCTGCTGGCACTTCCTTATGCCGGCATAAAAATGCCCGGCGGGTCTCCCCGTCGGGCTTGTCGCTAATTCTTCATGCGCTTCTGCGCGATCTGCATCTTTCCCATGATCTTCGGCAGCCGACGCTTTACCGTCGCCTGCGCCAGATACACCTCTGCCGCCACTTCCACCTGCGGCAGCCGGTCGATGTAGTAAAGCCGCGCGATCTTTTCGTTTTCCTCGCCGATGTTGGCCTGCGCGATTACCCGCTCCATTTCGCCCTTGGTCAGCTTTTGCAGCGCGGGCGGGAAGCTGATGCGGGCTTGCGGTGCCATTACTTGAGCAGGCATGTCCAAGTCTGGACTCCGCAGATGCCGTCGACGTCGATGCCCATCGCCTTCTGGAACTTAATGACAGCATCATAAGTTCTCTGGCCGAAATCGCCGTCAGCGCCCATGCTGCCGCAAGAGTAGCCACGGCCAATCAGGAGAATCTGCATTGCTCTGACCTGATTGCTCTTGCTGCCTTTTCTCAAAACATTTAGCTCCACTTTTACCACTCCTTTCCTGGTTTCCGGCGCTTCTTCCGGCTTTGTGCTCCCACTCTTCGGGATACGGATTTTCTGTCCCGCGTAGATTAGGGACGGATTTGCGATGCTGTTGTACGCCGCCAATGCCTGATAGGTCGTTCCGTACTTAGCGGCGATAGCGGAGAGCGTGTCTCCCGTCTTAACGATGTATACGGTCTCCTCGGTGACCTCGTCCTCGGTAGCCTTGCTGGCGTAGTCGGGCAGGCCGAAGCCACGGATGTACCGGCCATTGACCGCAATCTCGCGGTAGCCGACCGCATCATTTTTGTTGCCCTCAATGACGGTGATGGTCCTGCCGTCGCAGGCCGCCACGATGCCGACGTGGCTTGCGCCGCCGGTGCAGTCTCCCACGCCATTGTCGCCCCATGCGTACATGATGACGTCGCCGGGCTTCGGGACGTAGCTGTCACTTTCCTTCCAGCGTCCGAGACGCTGGTAGAGCTTAATCATCTCGCCCACGCCAACCTCCGTCGGCATGATGTCCGTCAGACCGAGCCTGATTGCCACCGCCGACACAAAGCCCGCGCACCATGCGTCGGTGTACTTCAGCGCATAGCCGCGTGCCAGCGGCCGGTGTGAGTTATACACGTCCACGATCTGGCGGTGACTGCCGTCGGATTCTTTACAGCCGAGCCACGCCTTCGCGGTGGCTACGATGCTCTGCCGGATTTGTGCCTCTGTCATGGCTCACGCCCCCTTTTTGTAGCTTGCGCTGCTGATGCCCAGCAGCACGCCGAGGAAGGTGTCCGCAGCCGTGATCGTGCCGACGACCTGTTCCCCATAGGGAAGCCCCCAGATGCCGGACAGCGCAAAGTACAGCGTGCCCAGCGCGGGCAGCAGATACAGCGCGATCCATTTCAGGATGTCATAGACCTTGTTGCTCAGTTTCATTTCCATTTCTCCTTTCAAAATTCACCGGTTGCCCGGTTTTTTCCCTTGCTCGCTGCAGTCAGATCAGCCGCCCCAGCACCGCGCCCACCAGCACCGAGATCAGCGCCGTGATGATTGCCGTCACCACGCCGTCCCATCGCTTCGCGGGCTTTTCCAGCAGCTTATCGACGTTGGTTTTGATCGTCGATACGTCGCTCTTGGTGTGCTCCATGTCCTTCTGCAAGCCGCAAATCGCCGTCACCATCTTGTCCTGCTCGTCCACGCGCTTTTCCAGCGTGTCCAGACGGTGGGTGTTGGACTTGCTTCGCTGCTCGTTCTCGATCACCTTTACTTCAAGCTCCATCCGCTTTCCTCCTTCCCGCCTTACTTCTCAGCTCACATAGAGGTAAAACCTCCGTGTGATTGCTGAGAGCATTTTCACCGTCACAACTCCGGCCGAGGTCACGGTCAGCGTCGCGCGATAATAGTCCCCCGCTGCCGCAATGTAGATGTTCCATGTATCCGCCAGCAATGGGAAGCTGCATGTCTGGAAGTAGTTTTCTCCGCTGATTTCCGAGCCGATCAGCACATGCACCGTATGATACACGCTCATGTCCGCCGTACCGCTTGCCGTCCCGTTTTCGGTCAGCGTCTGAACGTCCAGCAGCAGCCACCCGACATTTTTTGCCGCGCCCAGTGCCTTTCTTGCCGCATCCGGCGTCGTTGCCCCGGTACCGCCCTTGCTGATCGGCAGTGTTCCGCTCACGTCCGATCCGGCAAGAGATACGCTCCCCTTCGTCGACAGAGCGCCGAGGCCTAAGTTCTTCCTTGCGGCTGCTGCCGTCGCTCCACCCGTGCCGCCCTTTGCAAGCGGCAGCGTCCCGGTGACGGTCGAGCCGTCCAGCGCGTGGGTGTGGCTTGCGTTCGCCTTTGCGTTGAGCTTCGCCTTCAGCTCACTCCACAGGTGCGCAAGCCCTGTGCTGTCCAAAAATGCCATTCTTTCACCTCCTTATGTTGCAAGAATCTGGTCAATCTCGTCATTTGTGATCGCCCCCACCGTTACGGTCTGCGCCGTGCTGCCATCATACGTCACGCTCGTGCTACCGCTAGTGATGGTCAACGCGTTGGGGTTCTTCAAGGCCGTGGGGATAGTGGGGATGTCGATGTTTTCCGCCGTGCTGCCGTCGTAGGTGACGGTGGTATCTCCGCTGGTGATGCGCAACTTGTAGGGGTTCGGCAGCTTATCATCCTTAGATGCCAGCTGCGTATTACTTGCCCGCACCACGCCGTTGACAATGGCGATAGTCAGCGACTGTGCAGGGAAGTTCATTGCGGCCAGCGCACCGGAGCCGGAGAATATCCATGTGTTTGCACTGGGCATTGGGATGAATAGCGGCAGCGTTGCAGTGTATATTCTCATCGCGCACCGGCATTCCAGCACCTTCCCCGCCTCATACGCCGCATTGATGTCTGCCATCGCCACCGGGCAGGTGTAGTTGGGGTAATTTCCCGCAAGGTCGATGTAGAACACCTCCGCGCCGCCTCCGCCCGATGTCACGCCGATGTTGCTCCGCGCCTGTGCTTTCTGCGCCTCCGTCAGGCTCTGCGGCGTGTACTTTACGGCATCTGCACCGGCACCTCCCCGTGCCTGCTCCGCCCAGTATTTCGCGTTGTTGTGGTATGCCGGGTCTGTCGCCGGTACCTCCGCCGTTCCCCGTTTTCCCTCCGCCCAGGCCTGCGCGGTCTTCGCCGAGGAATCCGCCTCGCCCGCAGAGAAGTCCGCGTCCTGCGCGGCGTTTTGCGCAGCGTTTTTTGCCGCAACTGCCGCGTCTCTCAAGTTTGATGCAACCAGCGCCGAGTCATTTGCCTCCTGCTCCGATTCTCCCGCGCGCTGCTGCGCGTCCTGCGCCGCCTCCTTTGCCGCAGCCGCCGCTTCCGCCTGCTGGCTTGCCGTGGCCGCAGATCCCGCTGCGGCTGTTTTGGCCGCCGTCGCCTCCTGCGCCGCCGCCGTAGCGGTGTCCTTAGCGCTTCCTGCGGTTGCCGCCGCACTCTGTGCGTCGTCTTTTGCCGCAACTGCCGCATTTTTGGCCGCCGTCGCTGCCGCCGTCGCCTTCTGCGCCGCCTGATTTGCAGACGCCGTGATCGTCGTCTGTGCAGCCTGTGTAATCTCGTCCTGAATGTTCTGCATGTTCACGAGGTCTACCCACTCCGCCGAGCCGTCCAGCGCCCACTGGATTTTCTTGCCCGCGTACTGCATCTTGGTTGCTTTTCCGTCTGCACCGTGCAGAGATGCAAGCCACTGCTCCTGCGTGCCGGTGTAGCCGTGCTTCTGCGCAATGGCATAGGCCGACAGGTAGTACTGCTTCAGTTCCGCGCGTCCGTCCGCCGGGGTCAGGACCTCCGCCACATAGTGCACATACTCCGTGTATGTCGCGTTGAACATCTGCATGCTGTTCTGGTACTTCGTGTACTCGCCGTTTGCGTAGTCGATCTGTGCCAGCACATACTGCGTGTAGAGCTTGTCGTAGGGGAAGGGTGCCGTCAGCTCTGCCGTCGGCAGGCTGCCGTCCGATCCCAGTGCAAAAGGCTCGATATCCGCCACGGATACCAGATGCACCTCGCTTAAAACCATCCCCTCGCACTCGCTCACCCACATCAGCAGGATCTCCTTGTCAAACGCCGGCGGCTTGAGCGTCTGCACCAGCTTGATCAGCTTGTCTACTTTCATCGCTTTGCTCCTCTCCCGGTATGTCCATCTTTTTCAGCTCTGCCAGCAGCTCCAGCTTGCGCTGTGCGCTCTGCGGCTTGATCGCCTCCCGCGTCTCCCTGTCGAGGCTGATTTCCTGCCGCTCCTTCCAGCCGCAGTTATGCTGCAGGGAAAACTTCGCGCCCGCTGCCGAGGACTTTTCCAGCACCTTCCCGGCCAAAAAGTCCTCCACGCGCCCCCGCGCGCGCTCCACCGTGTCGGCATACGCCTTTTTCTTTCCGTACTCCGCCCACGTCGAGCGGTGTATGCCCAAAAAGAGGCACAGTCCCGCCATGCTCGGCTTCTTGATCCACAGCTCCTCGGTCGCGGGCGTGCCGTCAGCGGCCACCGGCCGGACGAATTTCTTCTTCGGGTGTCCGAAGTCATCCAGCTCCACCGAGAATGTCCCGTCCGGCTGCTCCTGATAGGCTATTTCCGCAAGGATAAGCGGCCGCACCACGCGGATTGAATCGAAATACTTATCCACCGCCTCCGCCAGCTCCTGCGGCTTGTATCGCTTCTGCACGCATTATCCCTCCTTTGGCTCTATTTTCGCATCCCTACCCCCCGAGTTACTTCCACTTTCTTCGTCGAAAAAAATTCAAGCGCCGTCCGTGTGGGCGGCGCTTTTACCATCTCTCGTAGATTTTCTTTCGCATCCTGCACAGCGTCTGGATGCTCACATAGTGCTCTGCGCTCACGCGCTGCACGTCTGTACCGTCATGCAGCAGCCAGTCCCGCAGGGCGCAGATGTACGCACGGTCGCCGCCTGCCGCATCAGCGATCAGGCGGTCGATCCGCTTTTTCTGTTTTTCCCCCGCATCGTCGTAGTTGACGAGTGCAAAATAGATCTGCCCCTGCTTGCGGTATGGGATCCGCAGTCCTCGCTGCATCTTAAAGCCCATACCCGCCTCCCGCTTTCCGCGCCTCCCGCTTTTTTGGCACATAGCGTATGTACTGCACCACTGTCTCCGGATTGTACTCCGAGCGTTCCATAATTTTTGCGCCAGCCGGGGCCTTGATCTCTGGATTTCCCAGCACCTCGCGCTCCGTGATCTCCGGCATCAGCATGCCGCGGCTCACGGAGTACTTTTTCGCATCCGGCTGACGGCGTACCTGACGCATCAGATACACGGCTATCGGCGTGTAGTCCTGCTGGCCTCTCAGTCTGCGGATGTCCACAGAGCCGAGCTTCCACTGCTTTTGCAGCATATCCCAGGAGATGCCCTCCGCCGCCAGCACCAGATGATGGTGGATGCGCACCACCTCGCCGGTATCGCCGTCGATGTCCGAGGTCACCGCGATGTACTTCACGGCCTGCTTCCGCTTCACTCTGCGGAGCCAGAGATTCATCTGCTTTTCCGCCGCTGCGCGCAGCCTTTCGCATGCTTCTGCCGTATTCTCGTAGGGGTCGATGTGGGCATCGGCCCGTTTCGCGCACTTCTTCGCGGCTTTCCACTCTCCGATCTCCGCTTTCTGCATGCCGAGTGCCCAGAGCTTTTCGCTTTCCGTCAGCCCGGCTTGTGCGCAGAGCTTTTCCAGTCCCGCCGGATCGTAGTCCAGCGTGACCAGAATCCCGTTTTCGTGATCGAAGTTGCAGTTCAGGAGGCGCGCCACTCTCCGCAGGGCAGCGTTGAAGTTTGCCTCCTGCTTCCGGAAGCTCGTGTTCCCCTTCTTCCGAGAGGATCGAGGGCGTGCGTTGTCGCGGACCGGGTATCTCGTCCGCTCGACCACGCCGTTTTTGCACAGATACTTTCGCTCCATGATCTTCACTCCCATCTTTTCTTCTCCTTGGTCACAAACTTAGGGCTTTACCGAGCCGCGAAGATACGCGCGCGCGCGTATCATTTTTTGGGGGAAATCTCCGCCGTGCGTCCGCATCCATTCGGCGCGCATCTTTTTCGCCGTATCGCCACAGCCGCCCGGCTTCGCTTTCCTTGCTTCTTATTTTTAATATAGTGTATCGGTCGCTCTATTTTCCGCCCGCTGCGCGGGCAGAAAATACAATTTCCGAGTGCGGGCCGGTTTTCCGGCCCGCCGTTTCATCTCTGTTGCTTTTGCCACCGCCGGAGCGCCGCCGTCTCCACCGCGACCTTTGCTTTCAGCACTTCCTCGAAGTCCACCTCCAGCAGGCTCGCCGCCTGAAGCCGCGCATCGATCGTCGCATACGCTCTGACCTCCACCGGATCATGTCCGGGAAGGAGCACCTGCATCCGCACCGGCTCCCGGAAAACGTAGCCGCCCGTCTCCGCCGTGGCCTGCATCATGCCCTTCGCAGCCGCAGCACGTCCATGTCCCGCGCCATTTTCGACCACTGCACGCCCAGCTCCTTTGCCGCCTGCTTCGTCGCGGCCAGCTTGTCCGCTGCTCTGACTTCCACGGTCTTTTCGTTCAATGTTACTCGCCATACATAGCACTCCTCACGCATTGTCCCGCTTCCTTTCCGGCAGTCTGCCCGTCATGTATACATAGCCCCGCAGCTTTCCGTAGCTTCCATAGCCCTCGCGCCGGTATGTCCACGCAAGCACTGTGACCTCCTCCAGCGTCATCCCGTCCAGCGGGTTCAGGCCGCATTCCTGCCTCGCCCGCGCTACCGTCTCCAGCTCCGCGCCGTTGAGCGTCTCCGGCAGCCTGACCGTCCTTCCCTGCATCTGGCAGATCTCGCAGACCCACAGCCGCACCGGCGGCATCGGCTCTCCGCAGCACCTGCACCGCCGCACACTGCTTTTCCTCTTCCTCATGTCATGCCCTCCGTCGGTTCATCAGCCCCCAGCTCCCGCGCTTTCGCGCGGATTTTCCCCGTATCCACCGTCGGCGCGTCCTCCCTCTCCGGCTGCTCTGTGCACTCTGTCAGAAAGTCTACTTTCAGAAATTCTACTGACGTACAAGCTCCCGGCGCTTTCCCTGACAGCACATCCCTCAGTGCCTTTGGAAGAGGATATTTCTTCGCTGTTTCCTCCCGCGTATATCCGCCAATCCGCCGTTTTATCCACTTCCGCAGTTTTTCAGCCATTGCTTTCACGCTTTGCCGCCTCCCAAGTCCGCGTCATATCCTCCGGAGGCAAAGCCCACACGCACGCGCTGAGCCTTTCCACCCCCGGGTCACTCGTCCTCGCCCAATGATATGCCACCCGACCCTCGTAGATCAGTTTTGCCGCAAGACCACTCGTTAACCCTTCCTCCAATCTGTTCAGAAAACCGTCCTTATCGGCGTAGAACTTGAGTGCTTTTTCAATCCCTTTTATCGGTACCGTGCACTCTACCTGTATCGGCACCACCGGTGCGCAGTACCCGCCGAGCTTCCGGATGATCCACGCTTTCACTTTTTTCAGCATCTTAATCCTCCTTTTGCAGTATCCTCTTCATCTCGTCCACTGCCTTTCGGTAGTCTTCTTCCGTTGTCTGCATCTCTTCCCTGCATTCCGGCTGTTCTTCGAACTCTTCTTCCATATAAAGTTCCAGCAGCGCGGCCAGTATCAGTTTTGTCAGCTTCTCCGGGGGAATGTCTTTCTTCATGCGCCATTTCTTCATCACCGCTTGTCCTCCTCGAAGTTCATCACCGCTCCGATATTTCTGACCAGCGTTTCAAGCGCCGATACGCTGTCAGGATCTGCGTATGTGTCATAGTTTCCAAGCAGCGTTTTGCACAGCGCCACTTTCTCGTTATCAGTCATCGGCTTCCTCCCTTTTCACTCCATCCGCGCAGAAGAAGTCCTCCCGCACGATGCAGTCCACGCAGGTACCGTGGCCGCACACCAGTCCGTCAATGTCTTCGTAGCTGTGCCTGCAATCCTTGCACCGAATAACGACCACGGCATCGACGGTGGGTAGTTGCTCCAACATCTTCGCCGCTTTTTCAAAATACGGAGCAGCGTCCATCAAAACCGCCATGTTTGCTTTTGCACGAAAAATAGACACGCCCGTTCCGCGCTCAATGTATTCAGCCATTGTCTAACCTCTCTTTCAGCCGCTCCACTTTGCGCCTGCGCATGGAATGCACATCCTCAACGCAGCAAAACAACATCTTCATTTGCTCGAGCATGATCTCCACATCGGCGATCTCCTCGGCGATGCTTGCGGGCGAGTATTTGCCACGCAGGTACTTGCACAGCTCCTTCTGTAGCTCTCTCATTTCCTCTATCGTTACCACGATCTGCAAAGCAGAGCCGTAGGTGTCCAGCGCTCTCTGAAGCACTGCCGATTCATCGATGTATTCATCCTTTTCTGCACCGCAGCGCTCACACAGGTCTGTGAACTTGATCTGGTTATCTGTCATGCTTTCTCCCTCCTAATCCGCTTCCCACGGCACACACTCCCTCCGGCGCTCCCACGTTGGTAATAAGTTCCGCCCGGCTGCAATAGTCCTGCGGAGTGATCGTCCCGCCATACTCGCAGTAGTACCATCCCGTCCCGCTCTGTCGTAAGTTCCGGCAATATTTACACAGCACCACCGGCGCAACGTCGGCGGCAGGCATCTCCGCGATTTCCCGCTTTGCATCCGTCATTGTGGCCAGTCTGTTGGTCACTTCCACCTTGGTCAGGCGTGCTATCGCCATGTCTCGGCTTATGTAATCACCCATTGTCTACCTCCATTTCCGCACCCCTGTATAAAAAGACTTCAAGGTCTCCGTCGTATTGTTTCGGTTCCCATTCATGTTTCTTCCTCCTTATTTTCCGGGCGCATGGGGCACCATGTCGGCGACGTTTTGAGCGCCGGCTTGGTTTCTCCCGGTGGGGTATAGCCGATGAAGGCAGCCATACGAGGGCTGCGTGGGCATACCTTGTTGAACGTCTTGACGGCGTTGGGGTGCTTGCACATACAATCCCCGCGTGAACCCTTTAGGTGGCGGTTATTCCCGGTCGTTTTTGCGTAGCTCGTTACCCGCATAAAGTTACACGAGCGGCAAATCGGTTTTTCTTCCCTCTCAATCCATCGCCCCTGCACCTCCTTCGATAATGTCAGCCTCTCCATCACACGCCCAGCCTTTCCTTGATCGAATTTAACATCGCGTCGATGCGCGCCATGCGCTCGGCGTGCTGTGCACACACGTCCCGGAAGCAGCGCGGTTCATCCTGCTTGGCCTCGTTTTCGCCGCAACCAAAGATGTTGCTTTCCAGTGCTCGCACAGTGTTCTCAATACTTCTCGCGATATCTTCCGACTTCGCGATCAAAGAAGAAATACTCTCCGGCCTTGCTTCGCATGCACACGTCATAGCGTCTCTGTTGTACTCCATTGTTTTTACCTCCTGATTTTTTGATCTTTGATAAACGGGTATCGCACTGCAAATGGCTGCAATTCTTCTCCAAAAACGTCCTTCAGCGCCCGGTCAAGCCTGTCCTGTTGGTAATCCTGCTCCGGGCCGGTAGACCATGCATCCGCAAACTCCTGCACAATCTCCTGTACGCGCTGGCACACGGTCTTGACCCTTGCCGGACCGAGTACGCCTTTCGCACCCATGATCTCCGGATCGCGGAGTGCCAGCGCCAGCGCGTCAAAGACCTGCTGCTGCCCGACCTCCGTCCCAATTTGCAGCAGGCGATCCTGCACATCCGCCTGCCGTTTCAGATATCCGCTCTGTTTCATACATCCACCGTCGCCCAATCCTCGACGTATGCGCTGCCAATCACGTGCTTGCGGCAGTAGCAGGCATACGACCATTCTACGTTTGCCCCTCTGCTTTCCGGCCATCCCGGCAGAAACGCCACCACGTCCGCAACGTCAATCATTGCAAAACAAATCCGCATATAGTCGCCCGGTTCCATTCCCTCCGGCAGCTCCGCCGGATTCAGGGCGATGTGTCCCGCCGCGCGGATTTTCTCTGCCTCTGCGGCAAATTTTTCCTTGTAGTTCGGATCCCCGGTGATCTTACCGGCTATGTAGACCTTCATACCTCCACCCCCGGCAGCGGCATCCAGTGCGTGACCTCCGACCGGCCGCGGTGGATAAAATGGTCAATCGCCCAGTAGCCCTTATCCACATTCCGCACGCCGTTTTTGCTCTGCGTCAGCACAAGCACTTCCTCTTGATCCGGCGGAATCTTATCCGCTGCCGGAATCCACCTCGGCACCTGCGCTTTCAGCTTCTCGATCTCCGCCGCCTGCGCCTCGATCAGGTCGGCGGCATCCTTGTCTTTTTGATTGCACGGCAAATACGGCAATCCCATATTGGGGTAGATACAATCAATGCAGCTCTCCCCGTCAGCGCAATACCGCAGCGCCCGCACGATTTCTTCTTTGGTCATGTTGTTTCCTCCATTTTCTCCAGCACCTCCCGCAGCTTGTCCTTCCCCGCTGCGGCAATCACTGCAACCGCCGTCTCATAGCTGATCTCCGGCGCCTGCGCCTCGATCAGGTCGGCGGCATCCCGTATTAGCGCATCTACGCAAAATGGCTCTTTTCTCAACCGGTACTTGCAAGGACTACAGTCCATCTCTCCGCACGCCCGCAGCGCCTGCACGATTTCTTCTTTGGTCATGTCGTTTCCTCCATTCTCGTTAATTCCTCCCGCAATGCGCGGAAGATCGGATATGCCTGCTGCGGGACTACCGCGTTTCCGAGGCATTTAAGTCTGTCCACCCGATGTGGAATCCCTGCAACCACTCTACCCACGCCGGGTTCAGTTGCCCACCAATCTGGTCGTTGAGGTTGTTTGCGCGTTTCGGATTTTCGTATCTCTTTCTCTGCCCCGTCCGATAATCCCTCGCACACGGCGTAGCAAGCATTTCCATTGCCACTGCCTGCGTCAGATTGCATTTCCCAGGTTCCTTCTGCCTGGACGGCGGGACGGATTGCAGGACATCCTTGCCCTCGTTCGCCCTCGGCGTCGGCCACATCCTGAATCCCTCCTGCACTGCCACCCAGTCGCGCAGATTGCACGGTTGTCTGCTTCTGGTTTTTTTCGCTTCGCGGTTCAATGCCTCCTCCGATTTCGGCGGCATCTTGTCCATTGTGTTCGGCGTCGGAAGCAACAAAAAACACCCTTGCTCTCCTGTGCCAAGCTCCGACAGCCGCAGCTTCAAAACAGAGCACGACGACGTGATACCCTGCCTGCTCCAGATCCTTGACCACTTGCCCGGCGGCAATCCTGAGGATTCCAGGAACGTTCTCACCGACAACGCAATGCGGGCGCAGCTCTCGGATAACTCGGAGCATTTCAGGCCATAGGTAACGGTCGTCCCCTTTCCCTTTTTGCTTTCCTGCCACGGAAAACGGCTGGCAGGGGAATCCGCCGGAAATAACGTCAACTGTTCGTAATCCTGTGCGCTCATAGAAGCTCTCCTTTGTCAAAGTCCGGATGTCGCGCCAGCGCGGCACATCCGGCCAGTGCTTTTCCAGCACCTTTGTGGGATAGTCGGCAAATTCGCACTGTCCGACGGTTTCAAACCCGGCCCATTCCGCCGCCAGATCCAGCCCGCCGATGCCGCTAAACAGGCTCAGGTGCGTCACCCCCGGCATCATCCTTCCTCCTCAAACAGTGACATTTGCCCCGGTAGCACGCCATCCTCCATCCACCAGTGGAAAACGTCCACACCAGTGTTTCCCCACCGCTTTTCGGCCTCAGTCTTGCCGCGCTTGCGACGCTCATTTAGCATTCTGTCAAAGGCCATGATGTATGCCTTTTGATACTTTGGATACCTCGCAAACTCCGCCGTCCGGTGCTTCCCTGCCATCGGGCAGCCGATGCAGCCGACGCGCTTCCAACCGCAGGCATAAAGCGGGTTCATCCGGATTTTTTCGCTATCGCAGTAGTCGATCACGTCCTGCTCTGTCCAGTCGATTATCGGATTCGCAATTCTTTTCCCTTTTAATTGGCAAGTTTCAAACAGCCGTCGATCTTCGTCGTTGTCGTTTAGCAGAATCAGGCTTTTCTTCCTGTCGCGGTGTTGCACTTCAAGGCTTCCACGGTTCTTGGCTCTGGCGGCGCTTTCTTCCCAGCGGACACCCGTCGCGATAAAGCGTCCTCTCCCGCCGCCCTCTTTCAGCTCAGCGCAGCAGTATCGTTTTAGCCGTGTTGGAGGCATCAGCTTCCGAGGAATCAGGTTCCACATGGTAACGCGCTTACCGTTTGGCCGAGCATGCATGTCTACTTCGCATTTAATTCCGCGTTCTTCGAGGCGTCGGAAGGTACCACGGATGTGATAGACTGTTTCCGGCGCATCCGCTGTTGTCAGGCTGTGCAATACCTCAAATGGAATTCCGCTATTTTCGGCCAGCCGTATAAGCACGTCGCTGTCCTTCCCGCCAGAGTAGGCGATCAGAAGCGGCATCTTGAAAAGCCGCAGGGACATATCCGAGGCGCATTTTAGCCGCTCGATCGCGGTTTGCTCAAGATCGCTCATTCCGTCACACCTCCACAAATTTCCCGCCGACGCATTTGTACCACGTCTTTTCTTTGAGCGTTACGCCGTCCACGATTCCGGCCGCGACGGAGATAATTGGGTATGTATTGCCATCCCATTCGCCACGCTCCACGGCGAAGATCGCGCAGCTGATAGCGCCCATTACACTGCCATCACATCCGGATGCCATAGCGACCGACGCTTTGCCCATCGCAGAGGCCGCACCCTGATCGCCCGTCGCAGCGGCCGCCCCCTGAATTCCCGTCGCATAGGCCGCACCCAGCCAGCCCGTCGCAGAGGCCGCACCCCCATAGCCCGCCGCAGCGGCCGCACCCCGACAGCCCGTC